ATTAGGGACTTTTCAACAAAAGCAGTAAGAGTTAACTCTTCAACAATAGCTTGAGCCTTCGCTTGTTTAATAATAGCGGGATTGATAAAAAGTGTTAATCTCTGTTTGTTAGTAGTTGTCATACTTAGTACTGTACACCTATGTGTAGTAGTTGTCAAATATGTCATAGGATACCCTTTCAGGCATGGAAATTAAGAGTAGGATTGTATTATATACAAATCTGTAGGTCGTCGGACTTGCACCGCTAGATTGCTGGACGCCCCACCTTATCTTCGCCTTTTACAGCGTATAAGCAGGAACTTGCAATGTGAGCTTCTACCAACTCACAACCGACCTACTATCTATTATATCAAAAGTTGAAAATGGTGGGCTACACTTTCAGGCATGGAACTTAAAAGTAGGATATATTTGCAATCATTCTTGAAGGGATGTTAGCTATTATGCTGAGATATATCTTGAATCCATAGTATCATCATCCTCCATACCAAAGCCAGATGCTCCATAAAGATCCTTTCTTGTTAGTACTTTACCACTATCAATACTTTTGAAACTTAGGGAGTTGAGGTATTTATCTACATGTTTCTGACCACTTCTCAAATCTTTTACAAGTTCATTTAGGTAGGCTTTCTCTGGATGTTGTATTAGATATTTCTTTATATCCTCATATATTACTAGGAAATCATTAAAAAACTGTTCACAACTAATGCACAAGCCATTTACTCCCTTATCCCTAACTAGTAACAGATGTTTCTCTGGAGAACTGTAGTGTACATACACACCTGATTTTGCAAGATAGTTATGTGCTATTCCATTCCTTATAGTTTGTCTAAATACTTTTCTTAGTGGGTCAGATTTATATTTATTGTTAGTCTTTGCTAGTTCATTCCAGCAAATAGTAAATGCACAATCTTTATCACCAGATAATAGGAAACCCAGCAATTCCATTCCTGCTAGAATTGTTATCAGGCAAGGGTAACCTACCCCACTATCATCCCCATGCCTAGCATTCAGAATTGCCTTAATGTCCTCAATAAGATAAGTGTCAAGCTTAATAAACAAATCAGAAATAGTAATATCAGTAGCAATATTAAAATTTTTTACTTCAGACATTTTCCTAGTTATAAAGCTTATCTACAAGTAGGTCTATCTGTTCCTGTATAGAGTTGAGAGATTTATCAATTTGCATAACTTGGGTTGTTGTAATCTTTGAATCCTCAGATTCCTTCTTCAGAGAGAGGTATTTATTGACTAAAATCTCAATTTCTTTAACCAGATTTCTATCAGGATTCTTAGGAACAGGTAGGCTTCTTATTTGGGAACCCTTTAAATCATAATATCCACCTCCAACCTTTGTAGAACCAAAATAAAATTCATAGAACTTATCCATAAGCTCTGAATTTAAGATTGCTAATAGAAGTTCATTTGAAAAATCATTTTCCTTTCTTACTATGTAATAAATTCTATCTAATACATGAACTCTCCTACTTTTTAAAGTTGCCCTCAATTTTAAAACTGTTCTAGGAAGAATAACCATCTCATTCTCAAATTCTTTTTCCTTTTCTTGAGCATATTGAGAGTTTTTATAAGAAATCACTGAGCTGGAATTGTAATTAAAATATGGAGAAGATAAATCTTTTGATTTATATGCTTTGTAATCTCCCTTTGTATCTATATCAATCTTGGAATTTGGCACACCTCTTTGTATATATTCAATATGAGAACCCAAAGGCTCTGTTTTTTCTAATATGTTTTTTAGTCTGGTATATATCTTATATTGATTTCCAAAACCTTCAAAACAACTTTCATCTCCTAGATCAAACATATGAATATTAGATTCTTGTTGTTGCTCTCTATTACTCTTAGTCATAACAAAAACATACGGATATACTGAAGCATTACTAAAGACTTTTTCTAGAGATACATTCCAAATATGATTAAGAGCAAACTTCTTCTTAAAAAGAAATAGCAACTTTAATCCGTATTCTGATCCAAGGAATTTATTAGGTTGAATAAAACCAAGTTTCCCTGAGATTTTTAAAATCCGTTCTGCTAATTCATTGAACAAGATGTAAATATCATATTGTCCCTCTGCAGTATCATACTTTTTTGAAAAATAGTCTTTCTGTTGTTCATCAAGAGAGGTATTTCTTATATATGGTGGATTCCCTATTACAGCATCAAAACCACCATACCTAAATACCAATGGGAACTCTTTATCATAATCAAAAGCATTAACCTTTCTTAATTCTTCATCACCAAGTAATGTTATCTGTTTATCTGAGTAATAATCACTACCAATTAAACTATTCCCACACTTAATGTTTGTACTTAAATCAGGAAGTATTCTATCTGCAAACAATTTGTATTGAGCATTTATGGTCTCACTGTTCTCACCTTCTAACATCTTTAAAGCTAAACTAAGCTTTGTTACTTCTACTGCTTGAGGATCTATATCTACACCATGAATATTGTTAAGTAAGATGTCTTTCTTTTCTTGTGTTGAAAGGAAGTAATTACCCTCTCCATCCTTAAACAATTTCTTTGTTTTAAGATTCTTCTCTACATCATTCTCTACATAATATTTATGATGCCAGTTTAGAAGATAGTTATATGCTCCAATCAAGAAGCTACCACTACCACAAGCAGGATCAACTATCTTTAACTTAGCAACATCCTTTGGAGTTTTTCCTTCTACTAACTCCCCTACTGTATTCTTAACAATGTAATCAACAATATATTGAGGGGTGTAATATACCCCACCTGCTTTCTTAACTTCTGGCTTCTCCTCTATTACTGCATTACCACCCTTGGTTAGCCTTATTACCTTTCCAAGGAACTGCTCATATACACTTCCTAATATATCTACTCCTATTACAGAGAACTCATATGGAGATTTAGGATAGTAAAGATTGTTTAAGATTCTATCTAATGTTTTATCTGATATTTTAATCTTTGTAGATAGCTCATCCTTTTTTAAATCAAACAAACTACTGTTATATTTCTCATCTGCTCTGCTAAATATCTTTAAGAGTTGTGAATATGTGTCTGGAGACTTAACAGCACTTCTGAGGGTCTCATAGGACTCTACACCCCTATCTTCTGCTATCCTCAGGAAGATTATCCTATCTATAAATTTTTGTACTACAGAATTAAGTTCATAGATGTTCAAGTTGTTATTACTAGCTACATCCTTAGCAATTAAATCTCTCCAGAGTTCTATTTCTTTTAGGAATGATTTATCTACTAACTGACTTCCCTTTTTCTCTCTCTTAGCAAACTTATCAAATGATCCTTTCCATACAGCTTCTTTAGAGAAAGTATCCCAGAGATAATCAGCTTCCTTAACATAGTCTCTATAGTTGATGTATTTAACCCTAGCTACAGATGATTTGTCTGTGTGTTTTGGTTCTAGTGTTGTGTCATATATAGAGAACTCTTCAAAGTCTGTTAGGATTGATACAGGTAATTGACCACTCCATGCATATCTTCTTAATTGGAATGCTGGGTCTATTTCAGAAAACACTCTTACTGAGGATGCCTTTGCTTCTACAAAAAACTTTCTATCACTACCTACTTTGAATGCATAGTCTGGTGCTTTAGGCTTACCTTCTATCTCTATTCTATCTTCATGGATTACTTCTCTATACTGAGGTGCAAATCCCTGCTCATTATCCATATCCCAACCTAATGCTTTGAAAAATGGATTGATAAATTCCTGTCTTAACTCATCTTCTTTGTATTTGGAGGATTTATAGTACAGCTCATTATCAGAAAATTGTTCTACTAGTTTCTGTACTTTAGTCTTAAATGTTTCTTTAGTTACTATATCCATGTTGGCTTATTTTACTATGTTTATAGTAAATAATAAACTTTTGATAAGAAAATTTACTAATAGATGATAATCCTCATGTTTGTATATTACTTCCTATTAGTATAAAATTAGCTAATGCCCTAATTATTTTATTCAAAATCAATATGGGGCAAATATATCCAATATTCTTAGCTTCTGGACTAACTGCAGTTTTTGGTCTAGTAGCAAATCTTATCTATCAAAGAGTTAAAGAGTCTGAAGAAAGAAGTTCCAACAGGAAACTCCTTTTAGGATTGTTAGAACAGCTTTCTATCCTTGTGGAGAGATTGAAAGAGACGGACCCTTCTTTCTATTTTGACCTTAAAATAATAAGTGACATTATCAATAATATAACCCGGGTTGAAAATAGTATTATACAAATAGCGGTTAAAGATTATACTTTTGCAAGTAAGCTACTTCAAAAGTTAGCAAAGATCAGCAATGTTATAACAGAAATAAACTTGCTTGAATTGTATCCTTACATTGGGGTAACCTCAACAGGTTCAAGGACAACAAATTATGATATGTTCAAAGAATTGCGTTCAATAGAGCTAGACCTGATGAAGAACGGGATCTATTTAGATAAAAAATTGAATCCCAAGATTGTAGGCGGATCTAAAAAAGAGCAAAAACCAAAGGAGCAATCAGCTCAGCATGTCCTAGGAACTATCACACAGCTTATACAATCCACTAATGACAGAGATCAACAAAATATTCAAAGAAGAAGGGATTTACTTTCAAAGTTGACGGATATAAGTATGGAGATTGCAGAAATGAAGAGGAGCCTAAAATAAGATATTCTAATAATTGATATGTCAATGATGTCTACCAGAATTACCTTTCATATTTTCTTCTGCATTTGCTTGGTCCATTCTTATCAATTCATCAGTTGTTTTCCCTTTTAATTCTCTTAGAACTGATGTCAAAGTTACTTCAGATTTAAGGTTTACCTCTTCTCTTTGAATAATCCTCTTTCTAAGGGAATTGTATTCTCTAATTGCTCCCAATTTTACATTTAAATTTGAACATTGCTTTATTAAGAAATGAAGCTCCTTATCTACACTCTCATCATTTAATCCTCCTAGATCTAGCATCTTGTTAATATAGTCCAAAATGTAATCATAGGTTAACAATCTTGAAGCACTTGCTTTAGCTATACTCTTCTTCCCTTTCTGTGATAAATCTATGTTATATGCCTTTGCATATGCTTGTGTACCATTACCAAAGAGACCTCTATCTCTAGCATAAAATCTACAGAATAATTCTTGCTTTGAGGTTAGCTTCTTGTTTGTCTTATATGTAGTTGCCATAATATATTATATACATACTACAGGTGTCTTGGTAAATGGCTTTTAAAGGCTCCTAAACAAACATAGACACACAGATTTGTTGTCTACTATCAATTAGGAATGTGTTGGATGTAATGTCCACCTATTGTCAATAAGACCTATTGATCTTCTTTTAATAACTCAACCAGCTCTTCTAGGTTATTCTTTACTTTAATAAGGCAATGCTCTTTCCCTAGTTTTTCCAAGTTTTTATACTCTGCTTGAAATATTACATCATCAAACCAAAGAAATTCACTTTCTAAATCTATACCCTCCGTTTTAAGAGAATACCATTTAGTATTTTTAATATTCTTTATCATTTCAAAGACCTCCTTATCTAAAGCTTCCTGCAGATGGTACAAGGCAACATCACTTTCTCCATGTTTAGTATGTGTACTTAGCCAATACACTTGTCCATTAGAGATATTAAATACAGTAGTAAGAAATTCTTTTAAATATGGCATCTGTTTATACTCTTTAGTATCTAAGAGTACTCCATCTATATCTAGATAGATTTTCATATATATTCCTCTCCAAATAATATATCAAAACAACTTCTTTCTTTGATAGCTTTTAATTTGTTTTCTTGTTTAATATCACTAAGATATGGAGCTTTAGATTTATCATTTCCTAATAAATCTGTTAAACAGTAATTAGTTAATACCATACTCTCCCATATCCTTGGTTCAACCTCTTCCTTTTTTATCTTTTTAAATATCTCTTGTAATTCTTTATATACTTTTTCATTCCTTTCTTTAGGATTATCATAGAGATAGTTCATCATTGTTGAGATGTAATCACAAAATATTTTTGAAGTAGGAAAAAGTTGCATAGCATTTTTATACAAAGGTATTACAAAATCATTACCATACTGCCCTTCTAAATTAAAAAGTAAGTTCAGTATTAAATTCTCAATAAATTCTTCTTTTGGGTTCACAGCAACCATTGATAATAATAGATCCTTATACCATCTTCTTTGCCCTGAGATGTCAACATCATACACAGTTTTGACCATCTCAGAATCTTTAGAATCATAGATCTTTAAAATCCCTAAGACTAAGTTAGAAGGGGTTATTTCTAAATGATGAATATCAGATTGTAAAAATGGTAGTACTTTTATTGCTTTGATAGGAAACTCTTCTTTTGCTCCCCAGTATTTCTTAACTTGCTCTTTTGTTAACCAAACAACTCCATCTGGGGAATTTTGTTTTTCAAATTGTTTCTTACTTTGTTCTATTGGAGGCTCATACTTATCTATTAGTACCTTTCTTGGTTTTGCACTATATTGAAGAGAAATCACTCCTCCCCTTTCTAACTGTTCCATTAGTCTTACAGCATAGTTATAACCTATTGTGAATCTTCTTTGTAATAGGGATGCAGAAGCTCTCTTCTCTTGTATAACAAATCTCTTAGCATCCTCATACAAAGGATCCTTTTCTTCTTCCAACTCCTCTAACTCTATCTCTTTGTGTCCAGTTACTTTTGGAATACTGCTAATAATTAACATCTGATCTTCTGTTGATACAAAAGGTGTTTGTATCCTAAGTTTCTCTCCGCTATCAATATTCTTGTATATCATGTCTCCATGGCCTAACAAATCTGTTGCACTTCCTTCATCTAGAATCTCTTTTGAATCTGAATTAGTTGCTAATGCACCAACCAACCTTTTAGGAATAGCATTCTTAATCTCTGGGGTAAAGACTTCACTTCTTGGAACAGAAGCAGATAACAGCATAAACATACCTACTTCATTTCCATCTCTAGCAATCTTTTCTAACTTAGAATTTGTCCTATTATCACAAAGCATCAAGTCAGAGAATTCATCTATTACAACTACAATATATGGTTTATCCTTTTTCTCAGTCTTTCTTCTATCAATTTCCTCAATACACCAATCAATCAATTGAATTGCTTCCATACCATCTTTACAAACAGGATATAACAGGTGTGCAATACCATTGTAGGAATGTAACTCTATCTGCTTGAGATCTATCATTATGAATTTTAATTCTTCAGGTTCCTTTGTTAAAAGAGTTGTACAAATAAAGGAATTTATAAACATGGATTTACCAGATGATGTCATTCCAGAGAGAAGGAGATTTCCGATATCAACAAAATCCTTAATTTGTATTTCACCATTAGAATCTCTTCCTAAGCATACGGGGATTTGATATTTCTTCAAAGCTTTGTATTGAAGACACTCTTTTAGAGATATATACCTATCATCATTCAGAGAGGTTAGCTTTGAAAGCATTATATTTATATTCTCCATTAGATTATAGCTTTAAATTATTATCTTCATCTAAAAGATTTATACCTTTACTACCATCTGGAAATTCCTGAGTTTTATATTTTTCTAAAAAGTAATACTCTGGTAATTGAGAAAGAATATATGAATTAGTTAATCCTTTTAATTGATGGTCACAGTTAAGAATAGTATGTGTTTGGATATTACTTACACTAGTAGCATATGAAGATATATATTCTAATGTATCTATACCTATTACATCATCATCAGAGCCTTTAATTAAGAATAAATCACCAGTATATGATGGAAGATCTCTTTTAATCTTATTCCTAATATCTTCAATATATGGATTTATAGCTAATATCTTTTTTACTTCTGGATATTCCCAACCGGTTAATACAATAGCTCCTGCACCTGCTGAGAAGCCCATTAACCATATATTAGGTGTATCAGTACCACATATATCATTTGAATGTTCTATGGAGTAATTTACAACTTTTCTAACAGTAAGTTCATATTCCCTAGGTCTATCATTTGGTATTCTAACAAAGGATGCTATGTTATTAGATTGAATATAATTACCTAGATTAACATATTTATTTAAATATCCTTCTACACTACCTCCAGCACCAGGTATATTTATTATGATATTTTCTGTATTAGTAGGATGATATTCTACTTGTATATCCCACCAGTCCTGGAATTGTATGGTGTCTGTTTGAAACATTTATATTTTGTTCTTAAAATACAAGATTATATACCAGTGCTATTATTAACCCAAGAAGGAGAATTATAATATTTCCTAAAATTGCCCATAAAAGTGTTTTCAATATTTTTTTAAAGGTTATTGCTTTGTCTAAATGCCAAATTCTTTCATACAAGAAGTATGCTAGCAAAAAATCCAAGACCCTCATTGAAGATGGATCTTTGGATGCTAGGACAGAGATAAGAGAGAAAATGAAAAGATATATTAAACCAAATACATAAAGTTGCCATTCCTGCCATGGATGTTTGTACATTTTCTTAAAAGTCAAATTAAATTATAAACTTAAAAGTTCTCTTCCACATATGAATAACAGCCTTCAATAAAGGATTGTGAATTTCCAGTACAATAATCTTTGCTTTCTATACCATTTTCCTCTGCCCAAGAATATCCAGCTTCATGACCACTACAATCTTCAGTACATTCATACCCTTTGAAATAGCCATTATTTGTAAAGTAATCTTCAGAGTTTCCAAAATCCTCTAATACAAATACCTCACAGCATTCCCTTGCCTCTCCTTCTTCAAATTGAGTTTTACATTCTTCTTGATTGCTTATTTCATAATCACTTGCCCATTGATACCCATCATCACAACTAAATGAGGACTGTAAAGAATCCCTTTGGGGCATTATCTCTCTAATGAAATATGTAGCACCTGTCATTAAGATGATTGCAACAATAATCCAAATTATTCTCCACTTAAATCTATTTGCCTCTATTTCCCTTTCTTTTTCTTTAATATCTTTTTCTAAAATATCATACAGATAACTTCCCTTTTTATTGTTCATAATAAATCTTTTTTAATTGGTTTTTATTTAACAGTTATAAATGATGGTCTCTTACAGATTTTATTTACACAAGCTTCAAAGAAGGAATCTCTTTTCTCTGATTTGAGATAATCCTTATTTGAAAAATGAATATAATCTACATAATCTGAATAATTGCAAATAACTGATGGATCAAAATCACAGCTATCCCAAAAGAATTTCCCAAAGTTTTCTGTTGAACAATCTGAAGGGCAATTAATCAAAGTCTCTTTGTTTGTATTCCATTCTTGTTCTAGATCTCTTCCTGCTGTTAAATCATTATATCTTGCCCAATATATACAATCATCTATTCCATCATGATATTTATTACCAATCCAATTATCTGCTATACAAATATTTTCATCATAGGTGAAATACTCTTTATTTATTCTAAAACCTAATAAAGAGAAAACTCCTATCCAAATTAAAATAAATAGAGAAATGGATAAACCCCAAATAATTACTTTGTTAATCCCAGATCTTTGTGGATATGAATATTCATTCCTTTGGTTTGTTGAATATAAATCCTTAAGTGTCTGACCTTCTTTGTTCTTAGAAACAATTCCTATCTTTATCCCATCATTTAGTTTGTTTGCAACTAAGAAGACCCTAATACACAATAAAATGTATGCACCTTTAATTAGTAATGATGAGAGTGCTGTAACTAAATCAATAGATCCATTAGAAAAAACTAAAACTATTTCAGCTAACAAGTATAAGGCTATTATCAAAGAAGCAATCCTAGGGATAAATAACATTGAAATACTTAAAGCTATCAATGTTATGGAAATTATACTAGTTATTAGGTTTGTCTCTACACTAACTGCAGAGATAATAAATATCAGAACAAAAAGAATTGATGCCCATGTCTTACTTTTTTTGTTCCATTTCTTCTCTTTATAATTTTCCACTTCTGTCTCAACAGATTTTTTGGTAAGTAGAGTTATCAAGAATATGTATAAAGACACTATAATGAAGATTAAGACAACACCAGTTGCAATTTGAATACCTCCATCAATCTCTGAGAGGGAGTTAATAATTGCATACATAATGAAGGCTCCTATTCCAAGAAGAACTTGAAGTATTACTGAAAATATTGAACCTATTTTACTTTTATTCTTCCCCATCTTATTAAAGAATTAAATTATCTGAATTAAGATATTACCTATTGCAACAAGACCCCATAAGAAAAACATACATAAGACAGAAGAGTATTCTCCATATTTCTTTTTCAGACTTTCATTTAGTTCTCCAATTGCTAGTCCAATGATAATTACAGCTGGAAATCCAATTACACTAAAATTTGTAGGATAGTTATCACTAATGAGGATCCAAATAGCAAGACCAGTAAGGCTTAGTACCCCCTTAAAGATAAGTTCAAAGATAGAAATCTTTTTAGATTGAGAATCCATACTACTTCTGACCAAGTTATATGATTCAGTGAGCATATGAGACAAGAGGTCTCCCACTCACAGAGGTACATTACTGTATCCTCTACTAAGGTTTCCCCTAGTAACCAGGTCAGTGATTGAGAGATGGAAGACCACCTATCACACTGACCTGGATTTAATTTTCATCACCATGCCTAAAATTTAGGTTTAGGTAATATGCCAAATTATATGTCTAAATTGAAATTTATGAAAGCCTATATGGAAGTCTGATATAATAAGCCAATGATGACCTTAGAAGAGCTTAGAGAAAAATTCTTAGTACTTGAAAAGTTACCCCCTACTGAAGATTTTGTTAACAAGAAATATCATTCTGCCTTACCTATTATCCTTGACAACAAAGGCTATGTTGTTGTTTTTAGAAATGAAAGAGAAAGCAGAATATATAGCTTCTTACAATCTCCCAATGATTACAAAGTAAAAGAAGATCTATTTGGAATAATCATAGATAAAGGTTATGCATACTCTTCAACTAAAGGAGTCCCTTCCAATTTACAATTAGTTTTACCAAAGAAATGGGTCATAGAAGACAGTAAGATAAGAAGAGAGTTAGAAGTTGTTGTTACAGATATAGACCAAGAGAATGACCAACTACTACATGAACTATATACCAAGGCAAGAGATAAGAAGTAATATTTAAGTTCCATGTTGTGTCTCCTTATTTAATGGATGAAGAAAAAACAAAGAAAAAAGTAGCATTGTATATAAGGGTTTCTACTGAAGAACAAGTAGATATGTATGGTGTAGACCTTCAAAGAGCCTCTTTAATGGGTTTAATAGCTTCTAAGGGGAACAATTTGGAATTTGCAGGGGAACAGTATGTATATATAGATGAGGGTGTCCCAGGGTCAACTCCTCCTGGAGATAGAGCAGGATTCAGAAAACTAATGGAGGATATGAACACATCTATAAAAAGACCCTTTGATGTTGTGGCTGTGTATAAGATAGATAGATTTGCAAGAAGATTAAGAGTTTTATTAGAAATTCTTGATATATTTGAGCAAGGAGAAGAAAAGATTGAGTTTCTTTCTGCTAATGAAAGTATAGATACCTCAACTCCATTTGGGAGAGCAATGTTGGGAATCATAGGTGTAATTGCAGAATTGGAGATGGAGAACATAAAGGAAAGGACCTCCAGTGGTAGACAAGCTTCTGCTGAACAAGGTACATATATGAATACTCCTCCATTGGGATATATAAAGGGGAAAGATGGAAAGATTTTAATCCAAGAAGAGGAAAGAAAAGTTGTAGAGTTAATATTCAATATGTTTGTGAGAGAAGGGAGAAATATAAATGATATAGCAAGATACTTGAAAGAACATAAGATAAAGACACCTCAAGCATATAGATATGAACATAACAAGGAAGAGAAAGGGAGAAAACTAAGTGTAGCTGGACCATATGCTTGGGATCCAAGTGCAGTAAGAAACATATTAACAAATGAGTTGTATATTGGGACACAGTATTTCAATAAGACAGTAGAGGGAAAGAATGTACCAAAGGAGAAATGGGGAGTCTATTATCATGACCAAGATTTCATAGATAAAGAACTGTTTAAGAAAGCTCAGGCATATATTTCAGCTAATACTACTAGATATAAGAGAGTTCAAAAGGAAAGTAGGTTGTATCTTCTGCAAGGTCTTTTAAAATGTGCAAATTGTTACAACCCTACAATACATACTGAACCATATGCTTGGAATGGATTTCCTAAGAAAGTGAAATCTACAGGTGAAAAGGTTTATTACTACCAATGTAGTTCAAAGAATAGTAATAAAAAAGAAAGAAGAAATATTGATTGTAAGACTATTCCTCTCCCTGCTCTACCACTAGAAAGGCATGTAATAGAGTTTGTAAGGGAATTACTGAATAATCCAAGAGTTGTATTTGAATATCAACAGGGTCTTCAATCTAAGAAGGCAGATATAAGGGCTAAGAAAGACAGGTTAAAAATTATAAAACAATTATTGAATACTACGGAAAGTGCTAAGAGAAGAGTTGAAATTATGTATAGAGATGGAGATTATTCTAGGGAAAGAAAGACAAGAGAGATTGAGGAATTAGAGGCTCAGTATGTAAGAAATCTTAAGGAGAAGGAAATACTTGAATCTGAATTATCCATATTTTCAAATACAGAAGAATATTTTAAAGCATTTGAATTGTTCCAAGAAAAATATGAAGAAGCTATTAAGGATTATGATGACAACAAGAATATTGATTATCTATATGGTCTAATACACATGATGATTCAAGAAATAATTGTCTTCTCTAGACCTAAGAGAAAATCAGATAGCATATCTGGTCCTAAGAAAGAAGGACAGATGATTCCATACAAACTTAAAATAGTGTTGAAAATACCATCTGAGATGCTTGGAGACTTGCTTTTCTCACTTTCCCCTGAATCTAAGTTACAGGCAGAAAAAGATGGATGGTGGGCGATACGGGACTCGAACCTGTGACCTCCACAATGTCAATGTGATGCTCTAACCAGCTGAGCTAATCGCCCTAATATTAAGTATTTTATAATTA